ATTCCCTTTTATGATGAAGATGGAAAAGTTTTTGCTGCACAAGGTAGAGCTTTTGGTAATGAGCAACCCAAGTATCTGACTGTAAAGTTTGATGATAAGCCAAAAATATTTGGTTTAGATCGGGTTGATTTTTCCAAAAGAGTTTATGTAGTAGAGGGTCCTATTGATTCTCTATTTTTGAACAATTGTATTGCTGTCGCTGGTGCGGATTTTAATAATGTTCAAAAAGAAGATATAACACCAACAACAATAATTCTGGATAACGAACCCAGGAATAAAGAGATAGTAAGACGAATGGAAAATTTAATTGATATAGATTATGAACTAGTGATTTGGCCAGATTCCATTCAACAAAAAGATATTAATGATATGACCCTCGCCGGTATTGAGGGCATACAAACAATAATAGATAATAACACCTTTTCTGGGTTGCAGGCCAAAATGCGTCTGGCAACCTGGAAGCGAATTTAAGGAGAACTTATAGATGGGGCTACCTACACCTTATCAGGAGTATATTCATTTATCACGATATGCTCGATACCGATATGAAGATAATAGACGAGAAACATGGAACGAAACCGTAAATAGATATTTTAATTTTTTTAAAGAACACTTAAAAGAACAATGTGATTTTAATTTTACTGATAAGGCTATAGACCCAATAAAAAATGCAGTTTTAGATTTAGAAGTGATGCCTTCAATGCGGTGTTTGATGACGGCCGGTGAAGCATTAAAAAGAGAAAATGTTTCCGGATATAATTGTTCGTATATAGCGGTAGATAGTCTCCGTGCGTTTGATGAACTTTTGTATGTATTGATGAACGGTACAGGTGTAGGTTTTAGTGTAGAGCGCCAATTTGTAACTAAACTCCCAGTAATCAATGAAGAGTTCCATGATACAGATACAGTAATCATTGTGTCAGATTCTAAACTTGGTTGGGCAAAATCGGTGCGAGAACTTATTTCTCTTTTGGCAGCCGGTCAAATACCAAAGTGGAATCTATCAAGAGTAAGAGCTGCCGGTGCTCCTTTAAAAACTTTTGGTGGTCGTGCATCAGGACCTGAACCTTTAGAAGATTTATTTAAATTTTGTGTAGCCATATTCAGAGAGGCAGCAGGTCGTAAACTTACATCGTTAGAGGCACATGACATCTGCTGTAAAATTGCAGAGGTTGTTGTGGTTGGTGGTGTAAGGCGTTCTGCTCTTATCAGTCTGTCTAATCTATCAGATGATCGTATGCGTCATGCAAAGGCCGGACGTTGGTGGGAGTCTAATGTGCAACGTGCATTGGCAAATAACTCTGCCTGTTATACAGAGAAACCTGATATGGGTATCTTTATGGAAGAATGGAAGTCATTGTATGAGTCCAAGTCTGGTGAACGTGGTATGTTTAATCGTCATGCCGCACAGACACAGGCTGCAAAGAATACTAGACGAGATGCAGAACATGAATTTGGGACTAATCCTTGTTCAGAAATAATCCTCCGTGATAGGGAGTTCTGTAATCTTTCGGAGGTAGTAGTAAGAGAAGAAGATACACTAGAAACATTAACAGAAAAGGTTAAAACTGCTACTATCATAGGAACTATACAATCAACACTTACAAACTTTAGATATCTTAATCGTAAGTGGCAAGAGAATTGTGAAGAAGAAAGATTGCTTGGTGTGTCATTGACAGGCATAATGGATAATATACTAACCAATGGTAAGACAAAGGGTTTGGAAGAGTTGCTTCGTAAATTGCGCCAGGTTGCAGTAGATACAAACTTACAATGGTCAAAGAGATTAGGTATTCCACAATCTGCTGCTATCACTTGTGTCAAGCCTTCTGGGACAGTGAGTCAGTTGGTAGACAGTGCCAGTGGTATTCATGCACGGCATAACCCATATTATATTAGAACAGTTCGAGCAGATAAGAAAGACCCATTGGCTAAGATGATGTATGATGCAGGGTTTCCTGTTGAAGATGATGTGACAAAACCAGATCATACATGGGTATTCAGTTTTCCTGTCAGGGGTCCGAAGAATGGGATATATAGAAAAGACATGACCGCAGTTGAGCAGTTAGAATTATGGAGAGTTTATCAAGAGAACTGGTGCGAGCATAAACCATCTATTACAGTATCGGTTAAGGAAGAAGAATGGATGGGTGTTGGTGCATGGACATATGAAAATTTTGATATGATGAGTGGTGTATCATTCTTACCATTTGCAGATCATACATATAGACAGGCGCCGTATCAAGATTGTGATAAAATACAATATGAATCTCTGCTAAAGAAAATGCCTGATGCAGATTGGAGTAAACTTGCAGAGTATGAGGAAAAAGATATGACCGCCGGTAGTCAAGAACTGGCCTGTAGTGCAGATGGTTGTGAGGTCGTTGATTTGAGTTCAGTAGGATAATGAGAGATAATAATCAACTTTTTGAGTGTGAGGAATGTGGCGCCGAATTCGGCGTCACAACTGATATGGATATAGAAATAGTTTATTGTCCATTTTGTGGTGAACCATTAGATAATATTGATTGGGATGAAGATTATGAAAACTTCAACAGCGAAAGCGAAGGGACGTAGATTACAGCAGTGGATGCGGGATCTATTAATAGAAGAATTGGAGGTAGATCCTGAAGATATAGAAAGTAGACCAATGGGATCTCAAGGCGAAGATTTGATTATGGCCCGTGCCGCCCGTGATAAATTTCCATTTTCTATAGAGTGCAAAAACCAAGAAAGTTTGAATGTATGGAGAGCTTGGGAACAAGCTCTAGCTAATAGTGGTAAGTATGATCCAATTTTGGTGATAAAGAAGAATAATGTAAAACCATTAGTTGTTGTAGATGCAGAATATTTTGTGAACTTGATAAAGGAGAATGATAATGGGTAAAAAAGAATTTGATGCTGATATGTCTATACCACCCGAAGCAGATTTGTATCGTTCAGGCATACATTTGTTTATGAGTGATGTTGATGAGGCGAGCTGTAAGGATGCAATAGAGTTTATCCTTAAACATAATGTAGAGAAAAGAAAATTACCTTTCCTTAAACTTTTGATTTGTAGTAATGGTGGTGATGTCCCTGCGGCTTTTGCATTGATTGATATTATAAAGGCTAGTAAAATTCCGGTTTATACCGTAGGCCTTGGTGTTATTGCTTCTTGTGGTTTGTTAATTTTTATTGCCGGAGAAATAGGTCATCGTATTCTTACACCCAATACATCTATTCTATCTCATCAATATTCTTGGGGTAATTGGGGTAAAGAACATGAATTGTTTGCCCAGATTAAAGAGTTTGAGTTGTCTACCTTACGAATGATAGAACATTATAAAAAATGCACAGGATTGAATGAGGAACAAGTGAGGGAAAATTTATTACCTCCTGAAGATCGTTGGTTGTCTGCAAAAGAAGCTAAAAGACTAAAAATTTGTGATTCTGTAAAGACAATATATTAATATGATAAATAGTGGTAGGAGAATACTACTATGTCACGATACCGTCAATCATTTAACGAAGCCTTACAGCAAGTAGAAAAATGGTCTAAAGATGTTGAGGTCAAATCTACAGGTGAACACGCTGGGAAAACTATTGATCAGCTTAAAAAAGAAGTTGATGCATTAAGAGGCAAACCCAATAACGAAAAGGAAATGGGTGGTCTTTTATTTGCTATTCGAGCAAAACAAGGTTGGAAGAAAGGTGAAGGTTCAACTGGTGTGGAAGAAGGAACAGAAGGAGATGCTTTAGTGAAGGCAGTTGCAAACTCACCAAAACAACAGGCGTTGAAAAAGAAACAAATGTTAGGCATCACACCAGCTGGTAAAAAGGCTTTGAAGAAAGGAGACCATAAACTTTCTATCACACCAAAAGGTAAAGCGGCTGTAGAAGAAGTAGAAGTCGTGGAATTCATTGCGACTTACCAGGCAGCCAAAAGACAACAGGAGTTGAAAAAGAAACAAGCGGCGGCCGCTAAAGCAAAACCTGCGGCACCTCAAGGTTCAAGTCCCAGTGAAGAAGTAGAAAAAGAAGCTCTTGATACATGGCATCCAGATCCTGAAAAAGATCGTAAGTCTACATCTATGAAGCATACTGCAAAGGCAGTTGCTCATCACGATGCACAGAAAAAGAAACCGGCAATGGATACTCAACAGGCCGCAAAGAAAATTCAAGATATTTTAAGAAAACAGAGAGAACGTAAAGCAGCCGCCGCAAAAAATGTAAAGGAAGATTTGGAATTTAAAGTGAAGATTAAAGGTATTCCCTCATTTTATGTTCCTGCAAAAACAGCAGCTGCAGTTAAACAATCATTAAGAAAGCAGTTAAAACATCCTGATGATATTGAATCTATCGTGCGGGTTACTGCAGCCGCTCAAAAAATTGATTTTCGTAAGAGAGCTCAAGGAAAATCTGATGAGGATAAAAAGTAATGTTTTTCATTTCTATTCTCGTAAGTCTTGCATTATACAATGCAGACCCACCTACGGGGTGGTTACAAGATGTGGTGCCTTATGAAACTGTTGAGCAATGTAATGCAGAAATACCTTTAAGAGTAACGGAGATGCAATTTTATATACATAGTACCTTTAGAGGTTTGGGTCAAGTTTTAGAATATAAGTGTATGACTGAACCTGATTGGATTCAACATAATGTCGATCTGGGTCACAAAATTCCAGAGGACTTTACACCAAAAACAAATTTATAATGAGGAGAGGTGATCGTGGTAAAAAGGAAACACAGAACAGAATCTTTTGATTCTCTGTTTAGACGATTTAAGAAAACAGTAGAAAAGAAAGATATTATTAATGAAGTTAGAAAACGTGAGCATTATATTAAATCTAGCACAAAAAGAAAGTTAGCGAAAGAGTTAGCTCAAAAGAAAGAACAAAAGAGGCAGGGAGAATTAGATATTAGGCGTATTCCTGTATAGAATAATGAATGTTGAGTTGTTTGTATATGATAAATTTGATAAGTCTGCTTTAGACATTTTAAACTTACTTGAAAAGAGTAGTTTAAAGTTTTCAGTGCAGGTATTTGAAGAAGATGATTCCATAGATTATATTTCTGGTCAGGTGGGTGAGTCTGTTCGGCGTTTGCCTGTGGTTCTGGTAGATGGTAAAAAAATTGGTCGTTATTATGATTTGGTTGAGTTTTTGATGAATGAAGGTGTCATTAATTATGAAGGTAAATCGTCATGTCAGATGTAGAAGATAAAATGGCGAAGGCACGTGCTGCCAAGAAGCCACCCACATATAAAAATATCCACGAAGATGTCAAGGCATTAGATGATGACCATTATCTAAGTGTTAAGAATGTTAAGGAATGGGAAAAACATAATAAGGAACGTGTGAAAGAATTAAGACCTCTTATTCGTAAAGCCGCTGGTAAGGAAGAGCGAGAGTTGAGGCGAGAGTTAATTAATCGGGAAGGGTATTTGAAAAGTATTGTAACTTATTTTGATACGGCGACATGGTTAGATTTGTTCTATGGTAAAGACCAAGAACATAAAACTAGATGGAAAACTATTGTACCCGCTTATGACGATGAAGGTTTTATGAAACTAGAAAATTGGAGAATGCCAGATTATGATGAGACAACTACAGATTGAATTTCCTGATGAGTTTATGCGAAAGTATTGGCTGGATTCTAATGCTCACGAAACACTAGCAGAAAGTGAATTTTGTCTTGAGGGTAGAATGAGAGCTTATAGAAAAGAACGTGGTTGGCATTATACCAGAAAAACTAAAGGTCCTGAACAATTCCCAATAGAACAGCATTGGGTGTGGTATAATCCAGAAACTCTTGACAATCCCTAAAAAGTATGTTATTATTATGTAATGAGTGAAATTTGCCACTATAGCTCAGCAGGTAGAGCACGTCACTTGTAATGATGAGGTCCCGGGTTCGATTCCTGGTGGTGGCTCCAAAAGAGTATATATTATGATTTTAGTTGATTTCAATCAAATTGCGATTGGTAGTGTGATGGTGGCTCTTAATAGAGGTGAAGAGCTGAGCGAAACTCTGGTTCGTCATTTGATATTGAATGGTCTACGTTATTATCGTTCAAGATTCCATGATAAGTATGGTGAGTTGATAATCTGTTGTGACAGTAAACACTACTGGCGCCGTGATTATTTTCCTAATTATAAAATCAATCGTAAGAAAGAACGTGAAACTACTGGTCATGATTGGGATGTTATCTTTAATTGTTTGAATAATATTCGTGATGAGTTAAGAGAACATTTCCCTTATAAGGTATTAGAGATTTATGGTGCTGAGGCAGATGATATTATTGCAACACTAGTTTTAAATAAAGTAGAAGATAAGTATTTAATTCTTTCGTCAGATAAAGATTTTATTCAGTTGCATCGTTTTAGTGTAGATCAGTTTAGTCCGGTTGCCAAGAAAATGATTAGTAATAAAGACCCTGTTAATTATTTAAGAGAACATATTTTGAAAGGTGATCGTAGTGATGGTATTCCTAATATACTTTCACCCGACGATTCATTTTTAACAGAAAAAAGACAGAAGCCAATGCGAAAGGTTGTTATTGGAAATATCACAGAGGCACTAGAAAGATTCGCACCAGACAAAGTTTATCAACTAGCCAAATGTCCAAAAGATACTTGGATTCGTAATTGGCAGAGAAATGAGACTTTAATAGATTTAGGAAAAATACCAAAGGATATCACGATAGAGATATCTAAAGAGTATAATAGTGTTAAAGTTGGTAATAGAGCTAACCTCTTAACGTATTTTATAGAAAACAAACTAACACAATTAATAGATTCAATAGGAGATTTCTGATATGCCAGAACGAACATATGAACCATCCTTTGCTGAGATTTGCACCAAAGTAAATAACGCAAAAGATAAAAATAAAAAGATGGCAGTGCTACGAGAATATAGAACAGACTCACTTGAGATGTTTTTGAATGCTGCAATAAATCCTAATATAATATGGATGTTGCCGAGGGGTGATGTTCCGTTCATAGAGAATGATGCTCCCGAAGGCACTGAGCACACCACCCTGATGCAAGAAATGCGAAATTGTCATAACTATGTTAAACTGAATCGTGACAAAATTGGTATGGATGAGGTGATAGGTAATAATAATATTAATACCGCTCGTAGAGAGATTATGTTTATTCAGATGTTGGAAGGATTACATAAAGATGAAGCTAACTTAGTTATCCTAGCAAAGGATAAATTATTGAGTAGAACATATAAAGGATTAACCGCAAAATGTGTCTGTGATGCATTTGGGTGGACTGAAAACTTTGAACCAAAGTAAATAGTTAGAACATTATATTACCATATAAGAATACTCTAATATAGACCAGTTATAGACTATTATGACCGTTATTACTAATTTATTTCCCCTTTCCTTTATAAATCAATGACTTATAGCTATTGTAATAGGACCCGTTATAGTGTATAATGTATAGTATATTAACACAAATAGGAGTTTTAATATGTCGGTAATAACACCAAAAGTGGTGGGTTATAGGATTATGACCCCGGATCTAAAAGCAGTGATATCTGAGCATGGCCCAGATGAGCTGGAATTATGCAGGAAGTTGATTGAAGGTCCAGATCGTGGGGTATTACGATCTGAGGATAGAAAACCGACACCAGTGCTACAGTATATCTTTGAAGAATTGGAGAAAGATGAACCTGTACATTGAGGGGTATAGAAGCCACAACCGCAGATTGTTTGATGAAATATCTTCTGCGGCTTGGTTCTATAGCCGGCGTTTGTTGGGTGGTCGTATGGCTCGCCATATCGAACTTGATATTAAACTTACCAAAGACCTAGAGACTAAAGAAAAGGCCTATGGTTATTGTCATATAATAGATGATAATTTGAATCGACCTAGACAGTTTATGATCGAACTAGATGCTTCTATGAAGTGGCCATTCGATCAGATTCTTACATGGTTAGCTCATGAGATGGTTCATCTCAAACAATTTGTGCGATGTGAACTGTGTGATTATGAGACAGGATCGGTGCAATGGAAATCTAAACGATACGTTAGAAGTCTAAAGTATAAAGATCAACCATGGGAATTAGAAGCTTACCGTTTAGAAAATAAACTTTATAAAGAATTTGCAGAGTGGTATTATGAATAGTATAGAGGAACGAGTTATAAAAGTAACTGCCGAAGTGTTGGGAATTAAGTGGCACAGTCAGCTACATTCTGAATCTAATTTTAGTATTGATTTGGGCGCTGATTCTTTAGACACAGCAGAATTAGTAATGTCATTTGAAGATGAATTTGATATTGAGATTTATGATATTGATGCTACTGATATACATACGGTGAAAGAAGCGTGTAATTATATTGAGGAGAAATTGAATGCTTAGTCAACAGATAGTGATGTCGTTACGAAGAAAATATGAGGCAGAGATAGATTGTGCCCGTACTAATGTATCGGTGTATCTCAATCATCCAGCAGGTGTTGCAGAACATCCTGATATCGTTTCATCTGTAGATAGTCAGATACAGATTATTGCTGAAGCGAGAGATAAGCTTCAAGAGATTGAAGAAATGGAAATGGGTCAGATTCATCAAATGAGCATTCAGCAATGAGTGAATCATATGATAGTTTTCTTTGTGATTATAACCGAAAGTTTCCTGTAGATGAATGGGGTAGGCCTGGTGGTGAATATTCATTGGTTGATGTGCCTATAGTCAATGAAAAGAAATTACGCCGCAGAGGCGCAGTATTCGCAAAAAATAGTGAGCACGAAATGTATCATGTCCGGGATGAAGAACATCCTACATGGGAATTTTGGGTTCCCTATACGGATGTTGAAATTGATCTACATATTAAACCAGAATATAGGGTAAAGTAATGGCTAATGTAAGACAAGACTTTGAAGAAAATTATACGAAAGTTATAGAGAATTTTCAACAGAAGTTAATGGAGGCTGATAACTTTCATGGTGGAGATAGACCTGACTATAAAGAGTTTTGGCAGGCCTGGCGTCAACAAGGTCCTGCCATGTTGAATCTAACTAAAGAACTTATGCGTTATTTTACAGATACTGATGATTGGTATAAAGAGAATAAACATATAATTGACCGTGCCATGTATGAAGACGGTATGCGTGAAGCAGAACGTGAGGAACGTGCCCATGGCTGAAGGACTTTGGGCAGATTGGCAGGTTCGATTGATTGCTGAGAATTTGTCTGAAAAATGTCCTAAACGAGAATGGTTTGACGATGAAGGACGTCCGGAAGGTTATGCTACTTCTCTCAAGAGTTGGTCCCACATTACTGCCCGACAATTATATTCGATGGAGCTAGAAGAACGTCAGATGATTATCTTCATTCATCATTTGGGTATTGAACACGTTGGGATGCAAACTTTTGACCCACAAGATCCACGACAACTTTCAGATTTTAAACCTAATGAGGGTAGATAATGATGACCCCATCAATAAGTATTATTATCGCCGTGATGACAGTATTGAGTAAGGCATATACTTTAGATTTTGAAAAAACGAATCAGGAAGATAGACAAGAAATATACTGTGGTTCTCAAAATGTTTATTTTGAAAGTCAAGGTGAGCCTGGTATAGGTATGGTTGCTGTCAGTCAAGTTGTTCTAAATAGAGTAAAGGATAAAAGATGGCCTGATACTATCTGTGATGTAGTATGGCAAAACAAACAATTTTCTTGGACTCATGATGGTAAGAGTGATAAAATACCATTGTTATCGAAATATCAAAGAAGATTATGGATGAAATCTGTGTATATGTTTCTTATAGCACATACAGAGAAAGATGTAACTAATGGAGCAACACATTATCACAGTGTAAATGTTGATCCTTGGTGGGCGAGTAGTATGAAAGTTACTGCTATAATTGGAAATCATAAATTTTTGAAGGAGATGTAAATGAAGAAGTTAATGTTAATTGGTTTGGTGACACTTCCGCTGATTAGTGGTTGTGCAACTAAAATGGAAACTGGTACAGCACTAGGCGCTCTTACAGGTGGTGCATTAGCTTACGGGTTGGGTAAAAATTCTAGTAATAAAGATTGGTGGACAGTTCTTGGTGTAGGTGCTGGTGCATTGATAGGTAATAATATAGGCCAACAGTTAGACCAACGTGACAAATTACTATTAGGTCAGACAGTACAACACACATTAGAAACTGCACCTAACAATTCAGTAGGTCAGTGGCAGAATCCTAACAGTGGTAATAGTGGGTCGGTAGTACCAACTCAAACATACACTGCCTCTAATGGTGCTCCTTGTCGTGAGTTTGTACAGACCATTTATGTTGGTGGTTATCCACAAGAAGGTTATGGAACCGCCTGCCGGACTGCTGATGGTTCTTGGCAGATAGTGCAACGATAATGGAATATAGAATGATAAATCCTGAGACGGGAAACGCAGAAGATGTTTCCTGTACTGTTGCCGATATGGAAGTGCTTAAAC